GTTCTTCCCGACCGACAACTCAAAACCCACTTCAATAATTGTTCGTTTCCAGATTGCATAAAACTCATAGTTCGCACGGAAAAGTATATCATCACCATTAATAAGAACAGGTAATTCCCGAAGAGAGAAAACCTGACCAGTATAGATCTCCAACGCACGCCAATAACACAAGAGGTTAGCAATACAAAGAATAGGGAAGGATAGGCGAGAGCCCATAAGTTGTCCATTCCTCTGTTGTATTGAAGTTTTCCCCCTGTCCCGTGCTAAGACACGTTCCCGCTGCTCTACATCAAAGCCCTTCTCCATAAGAGCTTCATCAATGGCCCTATAAATCTCCCCATCTGGATCTGCATAGAATATGCTTTGCTCATAAAGAAGACTGCGGAAGCACTTCTTTTGAGCAGAAGAAAGATTCTGTCCAGTAAAGGAAGATTCAAGGATCAATTTCGTCAGATTAATATTAAGATTATCTGTAGCTGCGGCATAATCCCCTGAAACCCAAACATCGAATAGTGGAAAATCGACGTGGTTGGAGCGAGTGAGATCTTCTAACTTAAGAAGCTCTTCAAAATGATACTTGGAAACAATCTCTCCGGTCAATTTGAATTGAGGGAGTTCGAAATTGTTCGACCAGAGTTTCTTCTGATAGTACTTCGCGTAATGAGTCTCTAGGGCAAAATGCTTGGTAATGATCCGGGCCTTGATGGGCTCCTGAATAAGCTCAACCTCACAACTCGAGGAATAATTTCTATCGGAACGGGGAACATCCTCAAGATCGGAAATACGTTCCCCACACTCATCAAAAGAAGGAGGGGGAACAAATCTGAAAAGATTCCACAGACGTTGGAGTCGTTTTTGGAAACGCTCAAATACAACATCATAATAGAAACTCAAATTCTCGAAAGTAAGCATGGGCTCCCGGGTCTCAACATAGAAACTTTCTACATGGAGGGAACAAAAAGTAACATCCTTCGCCATCTCCTTAGAGACTCGGGCGAGAGAATGGTCGATAAAAGAATCCATAATATGGCGATAATATTGCATTTTTCTATCTTTAAGAAATAAACCCCTACTAAATGTCTCAAAATCCATCTCAACTTGATCCTTGTCGCATGGGCGAGTGGGATCGGTAGGAAAGGAGGGACCAGAATCAGAGGGAAATCTCGAAGATAGAAAGGCGGCAATCTGCTCTTCAGAAAGAGAGTTACATCCATAATTGGAAAATATTTTTACTCCACGAGGAATCAAATCCTGGAGTGGTTCAGTATGAAGGGAACTCGTATCCATTACGAGACTAGGGATTTTACCCTCAGATAGGCATTTCTGTGAAAGAGGAGTACCATGAATATGCTGAGCACCCGGGACTCCGGAATTAACTTTAAAGTCACGAGCATCAACATTTACAAGGATTGGATCAAACCGATCTCCAAAATTCACACAATAACCCAAATGAGAAGTAGTCTTACCTCCAGGGGACACGAAGTCCAACATCTCTGGAAAGGCATATCCACCAGTCTCACGAACAAACACACAATCATGATTAATCTCACCCTTTGTTTTCCCATAATGAGAAGGATTAGATAACTCACGAATGTTTTCCCGACCACCACCACGGGAACGGGGACATCCAAAGGCCGCAGACTGCGATCCCTCTGAACAAGTGACATTAGAACGCTGGTCACTGAACCCAGATTGACAAAAAAACCTATCCGAATAGTCAAGATAGAGATATTTAATACAACCCAAATCCAATGAAGGCTCTTCCATCAACTTCAAAGCATG